GGTAAGTATAAAGTTCCAGGAACAGACGTAACCGTAAGCGGTACTAAAGAAGATCCTGCAGCAGTCATTAGATTATATCGTGATGGAAAACCTACAGACACAATCGTTGCACATAAACTAAAAACATTAAGGGCTAAATAATGTCTTCTGGGCAGTATAGTCCTCATCGTAAATTTAATCCAATACAGATCAAAAATGGCAATGTTGTTCGTCTTCGTAAAGATGGAACAGTTAAAGCAGTTCTTGGTAAATATGGAGAATATAACAAAAATAATAAAAAGTAATTTTTAAATACTTTTATTCTTTTCCATCAAAAAAATTATCCTTTAAGTATTGATAAAGAGATGGAACGTCTTCTGCATTCTTCATCCATTTTTGTTTTCTTGCTTCCCAAACAGAATTACACTGACGAGCAATGTGCTCAAGTGGAATTCTATTTACAATGTATTCATTTTCTGCTCTAGAATTATTCATCATATCTAAATTCATTCCAGTTGCAATAAAGGTTATACCAGAAACTTTATCTGGATGATGAAAATCAGTCATATATCTTTGAACTAAATTATCAAATCCATCAACCTTATAATCATAATTGTTTAACATACGGCTTTCAATATTGATAGTATTACCGTTTTTGATTGATTTCCAATATTCGCTATCATCTCTATGAGAAAGCAGGTAGTGTAATGATACAAAATGAGCAAATGGTTCAAAAATATTTTTAATTGATGAATTATACATATTCCTGTCAAATTGACTTATATCATTTCTTTGTAATATGTCTACCAATTTAAATAAAAATTCGTGAACTGCAAAAAGTCCGTTAGACTCTAATGGTTCAATAAAACCAGCAGCCATACCTATTGCGACTACATTTTTTACAAAAGTTCTTTCATGAATTCCAATCCTCATATCTATATACCTGTATTCTAAAGCCTCAACCTCTTCCTCGGTTCTAGCAACTGTCATTTTATCAGACATTAAATATTTTTTAAACTCACCAAGTGCTTGTTCTTTTGTAATAAATTTTGTTGAATGAACATATCCTGCCCCTAATCTTGAATATAGAGGTATGTTCCAGCACCATCCGTTTTCTATTGCTGTGCAATTAGTATATCCTTCTATTTCTTTTTCTTTATCTTTATACGGTATTCTGGTAGCCCATGCACCGTTATTAGGAAGCATGTCCTGAAAAGAAATAAATGGCTCATTTAAAGATTCTCCCAATAGTAAACTTTTAAAGCCAGTGCAATCTATAAATAGATCAGCAGTTATTATTTCTCCGTTTTCTAATTTGAGATATTCAATTCCTATTTCTTCATTTTTAATAATATCTATAACAGTAGACTCAATATGATTTACCCCATTAGGAATGCATATGTGATCTTTTAACCATCTTCCAAATTTAACGGCATCAAAATGGTATGCCACATGTCTTGTGTGATCAAAATTATCAAATTTATTATCAATGTTTGGAGAATATTTATTTTGATTAAATAGCACAGACGCTGGGAATAAACAGTCAACAAGATCTGTTACTGGAGTATCTACATAAACATATTTTTTTATATGCCAATCAAGAAATGGGTTTCTATTTCTATCTAGCATAGGATCACCAAAGGGGTAATGGAATGATCCAGAATCTTTTTTATAAAAATCAGTAAACTTTATACTTAGTTTGTATGAAGCATCTGTAGTTTTAAAAAAATCTTTTTCTTCTAATCCTATAAAACTTGTCCATCTTCTAATTCCGCCCAATGTGGATTCACCAACACCTAATATTGGAACATCTTTTGACTCAATTACAGTTATTTTTTTATTAGGAAAAGCCTTAATTAGTGTGGCTGCCGACATCCACCCTGCAGATCCTCCACCTACAATTACTATTTTATTTATTGACATGTTGTCCTGTTTATTTTAATTTCTCCGAAGGATAAGCCCAGTCGTAAAAAAACTGCGCCACATGATAATGAAAATGAATTCCTGGATGACTTAACTCTCCTGTTTTTTTGCCGTTTATTATGGAATAATCTGTTCCTCGATGCCAGGCAACATTATCTTTAAACTCAGAATCATGATCCCACTTACACGAGTCATAAATATACTCATTGACAGATTTTCTTATACCAATTGGAAATATTTGTTTAAAGTTTTTTAATTTAAAATTTTTTATTAAACTTAATTGCTCTAAAAGTACATGAGTTTGCAGATCCCATGTTGTCCAATATAATTTAATATTGTTTGTTAAGCAGAATGATTCTAAAATATAAATTTGATTTATAGAGTTTAATATTAATTGATGCGGAGAAGTGGCGTCCTCTATATATTTGCGATCTTCTATTTCCATAAAAATAGAATTTCCGTATAAATGAATTTTTGGATTACAGTAACGTAATGCTAACCAGTCAGGATATACTTCAGGCTTGGCAAAAGTGTGTGTTGGTGTTTGTTCACGTGTTTGATAAAAATCTTTGTCTACAACAACAAATCTTCTAAAAAAATCGGGGAAAAAACAAAATATTTGTTCTGGCATTTTGACATTCATACAATATTTAATAACGTCAAGGCACATACTTTCTACAGTTGCGCCCATATTTCCAATATTTAGAACATTTTGTTTCAAAAGATTACCTAACAGGTTTGTCCATCTACCTAATTCTGGAATTCCAACACCAAAAGTCATAGAACAACCAGCCCCCAATATACTTGCATCTTCATAAATTTCTCCACGCAGACCCCAAGCATTAATGTCGTAAGTATTATATTCATCAATTGTTCTACAAAAAGAAATGTCTTTAATCTCTGCATTGCTAATAGCAGATTTTTGAAATGGATCAAGTCTGCCTAAAACGCTAGGCTCTGTTAAATTTGCTATTATGTATTTATTGTGTTCGTCTTTGTTGGTGTTGTAAAAACTTAAAACATCTCTTGTTAGATCTTTCATATGCTTCAGTTTTCCTCAAGTTTTCTTTGTTCACGAACAGTGTTCTCGGTCCCCACTCTTTCATTTATGTCTCCACGATATTCTGTACCTTTAAAATTAAACCATAGCGTAGACGAATATCTTTCTTTTTCAGTATTTTCAAGCACCTCATGTAAATAATCGTCATTACTAGGAAACATAATAAAACTATTTGCGTTCGGTTTAATTTTTAAATTAAATTCTGGAAAATTAATCTCTCCGCCTTTATAATCATCATTAACATAATATATTACTGCAAAGTCCCCCGTGGTATCTACGTGTTTATTCATGCTGTAATTTGTATCAAATTTAATTAAATGTGGTTCCCTTCTCTCAAAAACACGAAGGTTTGCATTATATCGATCTGTGCATTTTTGATAAGCAATCATAAAAACTTTATTTAACAAATCCACAATTTCATCTGGCATACGTTCTGATATATAAAATTTAACTCCCCAGGGCTGAGATTCCCAAGAATTGATGCTAAGTGTATAGTCAAGTAATTTTTTGTGTTCTTCTTTTGACAAAACATTTTCTGTAATGTCTATGTTATTTATAAATTCAGATATTTTCATGTTTTATTATACCATTCCGCTTGTTTATTAAAAGTGGAGCCAGTGAATTGAAACCACATAGAAGAAGTAATTCGATCTCCATCAATAACTACATTCACGCCATGCAAATAACCTTCATTTCCAGGAAAAATAATTACACTGTTGGGTTTTGGTTTAATTAATAAATCAAAATCTAAAAAATAAATTTCTCCGCCTTCGTAATTATCGTTCATATAATATATTGATGCAATGTGGTTTTTTTCTGCCGAAGCAGTATCTATGTGTGGCTCTAATCCAAAACCCTCACTAAATTTTAATATGTTGATGCTATCAATTTTTACAGGATTAATTTCAACATCGTAATGTTTTAAAGATTTTTCATGAACAAATGTAAATACTTTTTCTAAAATTTGAACAATCTCATTCGTCATAGAGTTATACTCAATACATTGAGAACCCCACGGCATATTAATCCAATCTTTGCTATTTTTTATAAAATCAGACACAATTGTAAAATCTTTTTCAGACAAGACATTTTCTATATACTGTATATTGTCTATAGAGTTTCCTATTTTTTTGACATTACTCAAATAAATTTCATCTTTTTCTGTAGGATTTTCAATCATATATTCATTTTACCATATCTTTGTTGCAAATAGAGTGGCTGCTGACATCCACCCCCGCTCAATTTGCGTAAACATTAATAGTTTTATTATTAGTGTTTTGAGATTTTATTTTTATTTCTATTGCAATATTTGTTTTCTTTTCCTTCTTAACTTTTGCCTTAGCCTGTGCTTCTTGTTTAGCCTTGAGTTCTGCTTTAGCCTCTGCTTCGGCCTTTGCTTTTGCTTCTGCTTCAACTTTTGCTTTCAACTCTGCAGCAAGACGTGCTTCTTCTGCTATTGCAAATTCCTTCTTTTTCTCTTCCGCTACAAATTTCTCAGCAGATTCAATCAGATCAAGAAATTTATATGACGCAGAAAACCAATTCATTGCTCCCGCAGAATGCATTTTTATTGTTCCGTCTCCTCGACAATATGAAGCCCCTAGGACAATCGCTACAGTTCCCAGGTAATACCTAATATTGTCTTCTTCAACAAAGTAACCAGCACCTGAGTCACCAGCGCAAAGTGATCCAGTTGCTTGAGTGTGTAGCGTTCCCCATTCAACTACGGTCCAAAATGTTGGTTTAGGTTGCAATGAATTTGGGCCGTAAAAATTATTCATCATTTCAGGAGTATAAAGAAAAGACGTAAGTTTGTGTGGTGCCCTACTCAAGTCTGGCAGAGAACCTCCATTAAAAAGATTTTGTTGACTTCCGTTTTGAAGGCCATAACCAACCAACTCCACCTTGGATTTTTCTTTAACAAAACGCTTCATTTGCTCTTCTGTAGCAATCATAGCCTTTGTTTTTAACGGCATGTCTTCATTTATAACAATGATGGCAAAATCATCAATTCCCTGTATGCCCTTTAACGGTTCGTGCTTGACAAAAGTTTTAGGAGTGAAAACTTTAATT